TTTTTCTGTCCGCAAATTCATAAATAACCATTTTTACCTGGTCAAAATTAATTGCAGCCAGGCCGGTATTATATTGGTACACATTTATAACCAGTGCGTCGGTAATGTCTGGTATGTAGTTTGCCGAAAATGTGTCAATCAGCACAAAAAAAGAAGCCCACTTCCCATATACATACGCATCCTGTATAAGATTCACAGAAGATCCATAGTCACTTAAGGTCAAAGAAACACTCAAACTCAACCCTGTGCCTTGAAAGTACAAAGAGCCAGCCACAATAAAATAACGCTTGGTTTGCATGTAAAATTTTTTTCCGCCGACACTATCCCACACACATGTCCCGCCCTGTGCTACGTCTATTGCACTTGACCAAGATAGTTGTGTTGTTGTGTCATTTGGTATTGACTGAGTAGTACTTTTCTCGAAATAGGTGGCCCGTGGATATTGTGGCAGAAACAATTTACCCTGGTCGATCTTGTTCGTAGATGGCATTACCCACGATTTATATACCGCTTCCCGGTCAGACAGTTCGTTGAACACCCGCTGGATTTCCGAGAGCCGGCTCGCGTCCATATTGCCGGACTTCACGCCATCGTAAAACTCGCGTAACATATCGCCATAACGGTTGGTATTGGGTAACATGCTTATCCTTTCTACAAGCCTTGCATGGTTATGAACTCAAAGTTTTTATACAACACGTACACATTGGCCGCCGTGGTCACAAGCACGAAATAGGTGTAATCGCCCGGCGGGATACTGCCCGTGCCTACCTGCCCCGTGGTCAACTGCGATCCCGAGACCGAAGCCGAGCCGGTCACATAGGTAGCCGAAACGTCCGAAGTGCTATCTTTTGCCATCAGGTAATGCGTGGCGCTGATGATCGTCAGGCTGCCGCTTTCAGGCACCAGGTTCAGGGTCTTTTTCCACGTTCCGCCGATGATGATCGATTCTTTGGGTGCAACTTCAATGGTAATCATGTCGGTAAATACTCCATGTGCAACTGCAAGACCGCGCCCAGCCCTTCGTCCGCGTCCAGGCTGGTGATGTTCATGTTGGGTTGCACGGTCAACAACATGCGCTTGTTGTGCAAAAACTCAAAGACCGATTCCGTCTGCACGGGTTCAGCCAGAAACATCAGGCTCACCAGCGCATCGTACAGTTCGCCGCCTGAAAGGTCTGGGTCACTTTCCGCGTCCAGATCCATCAGGAACGTATTGAACGTGGGTTCACGGGTAAACAGGTTCAGGGCCATGTTTTCCATGATGGGCGGGTTGTTGGCCTGGTTGGATAGAATGCGCAGCCGCCCGCGTAATTTCATCTGGCTGCCCTGGTTGATGATGACCTTATCCTTGGGCGAGATCCCGAACGCCCCGGCATTGATCCATGTACTCCCGCCGATATTGTCGTTTAACTGGTAATCCACCGCGATCTCGCGCCCGTAGGCCGCCGCCGTGTCAGAGTTTGCCAGCTTCTTGGTGGTGCCCGCAAAGAACCCAAAGTATTTGGGGTTGGTGTTCAGCAGGTCCATGGTCGAAAGTTCCACCACGCCCTCATGCTGGTAAGCCAAAGTGGTATCCTGTACCGGGCGCACACCATACAGCGGGAACTCCTGAAAGAGCAGTTCGCCCTCACACTCAAAAACCAACTGCGGGCGGGCGTCCTCCAGGGCGATCCATTCCACCGTGCGGATCTTGCGCCCAATTGCAAACCCGCGTATCTGTTCGTGCCACGAGCGATCTTGCAGGTTCATGCGCATAACAGACGACCAGCCGCTATCGCCGGCGTTGACCGCCGCAAACAGCCAGCCCAACTTGCTGCACATATCCATTACATCCCCTGAACGATTAGAAGGCAGGTTGAACGGCAGGTTGGTTGGGTAACTGTTCGAGCCGCTTAGAAAAACCACGTCATGGTTGCAGGCGATATAAAACAGTCCGTCCATGCCAGTGACGCCCGCGATCCCGTTGCGCCCGCTGGGGGATGAGTCCGCACCAAATTTGATCTTGACCGGTACATTGCCGGAGATCGAATACATACAATCGTCCTTCGCCACATATACCTGGTCTTGATGGTTGTACAGTCCGCGAATGCGGAAGGTATTGTCGCCCGCCAGAATGGACGTGGCAAAGTTTACATCCGTACCAAACGAGACCGGCGTACCCAGCGGGGAGGTGGGGGCCTTGGCAACACTCACCGCCTTGCCGGTCGGGGTGCCTGTGGCGCTGGTAATATTCGCCCGCACCAAAATGGGGCCCAAGGAAGGATCGTAGGCATCCACCAAAAAATACGCCTTGTTGTTATTTGTGTTCTCCTCGTCAAACCCGTGGTCATTGGCGTTGGCGTAGTTCAATTGCATAATGCGGATGTTCGTGCTATCGCCCTGCGGGAAGTACACCGTGCCGTTGGCGTAAGCCGGCTTGCCTGTTACGATGGTCAAACCATGCCCGGTTATTTCCTTCCAGGCCGCGCCGCCGTAAATGACATACTCACTGGTGGTATCCGGGGTGATAAACCACGCCTGCGAGACCGTCAACTGCGTGGAGGTGTTGCTGGAGATCGTTCGCACCTGCCCCAAACCCGTGCCGCGCACGATCCGAACTTGCAGGTTGGCCCACATATTGGTTGTCCATGTGCCGCCATACTGCCCCGCTCCCGAGTCACTCAGGGTTGTGCTGGTGGTGGCAGTAGCCTTGCCCCGGCATCCCTGAATATACAGCTTGCTATTGGTGCCATTGTAAGGTGACGTTACCGCATACCAAGCGCCGTCGAAGTTGAACACATACACCCGCTGCCCAACATCCGCATCTGTAATGCGATAATATGGGCTGTAGGTTGTGGCGCTCCAACTGGAGTTGTCGCTGCTGTTCTTGCCCGCCGCCGCTGAATCACACAGCACTTCCCAGCAGTTATTGGCATTGTCACTCGAGGCACCGTAGATTTTGAGGTGGTATGTCGTACCGGAGGTCACGGCCAACACAGACGAGGGCTTGAACTCCACATAATACGAAACAATGTCGCTTGGGGTGTTGGTCGGGGTGGCGGTCTTTTGCACTGTACCCGGCGATCCGGCGCTGTCACTGCACCATTCCACGGTCACAGTGCCCGGCGTGCCCCTCTTGCGCAGGATGAACCACGAACGTTCCCGGTTGCTGGTAGCCGAAGCCGTGAAAGACACAGACAAATAGCGCCGGTTGGTATCACTACCGGTACCAGCGTAAAGGGGTTTCCAGACATGAACATCTCCGCTGCCCGGCATGTTCATTTCCGCGTCCCGCATTCCGGTGGTCCACTGCATTAGCAGGGTGGGGTGTAACTTGTTTGGGGTGCCATCCCAGGCGTTGTGCGTATCGTAAACACTGGCTGTATTCTGTGTCCAGGTTTCCGCGCCGCGTCCGCGATGGAACGAAGCCTGCTCCAGCGTCATAGGCGGGGCTTGCCGTCTGGGGGGAATGACGTGCAGCGACGATGTACCGCGCAATAGTTTCAGCCCGTAACGCTTGCCACGGGCTTTCAGCACGATCTCGTGCGAATAGTCGTCAGATCCGGGTTTTACCCCGTAAATTTCCTGTGCCATTAGGGTAGGCTGCTCCACATGAAGGTTCTGGGTTGCACGCCCGCCTGTACCCGCACGGGGTTATCCATGGCCGCTTTCTGGTATCGTTGCTGCGCCATCTGAAAGCGTCCCATCCAGCCTTTGTTATTGTGCAGGTTCTTTTTGTTGATGTAATACTGCAAGACCTGCCAGGCACACAGGCTTACCACCAACTCATCCGGGTAGGCTTCGTTGATGGTATCGCTATAGGTCGCAAGTTCAGCCGGCTTGCCCAAATAGATCAGGCGGATGGTCTTGTTGGCCGCCGTGGCGCTATCGTAGGGGGGCTGATATTGAAATACCAGGGTCTCGGTCGAACCGCCCACGGCGTTTTTCACCTTCCACTCTTTGACCGGTTTCCAGCCGTCCGTGGCGTTCCCGATCATCACCTCCTGGATCTTGTACCCCTTGGTGGCAATCGGCAGGGTGTATTCCAGCGTGTCTTGCGCCGCCGTCAGGCTGGTGTTCTCGTGGCGGATCGCCGGCAGTTCGCCCATTGCCATGTTGATCTGCCCGATCATTTCATACAGCGTGATGGTGTCCTTCGCTACAGCATACACGTCCCCTGCGCCCACAGCGTCCGTCACGGTCGGGATGGTAAAGGTTGGCGTTGCGCCGGTGGCGTAACTGGTGATGATCCCAAACTTCCCCTGCGGGCTTGCGCCGTCCGTGGTTTTGGAGATGAAGAAGATATGGTCCTTGTAATAGTTCGTGCCCTTCTTGTTGACCAGCGACGTATCCTGAATCGTCGTGGCGCTGCCGCCGGTCGCCAGGTTGCGCAGTTCCAGCAGGCCCACAGCCGCGTACACGTTTTCAAGCAGTTTTCCAAAGATCATGGCTTGTTACCTCCGCGCCGCTTTTTCGCTTTGCGCCGTTTCTCGAACGCTTCCCAGGCTTCGGCATATTTGGCCGACGGCCCGAATGTGTAATGATGGATACCCACTTTGTACCCATCGGTCTGTTTATCGTGCTTCAAGTGCCAGGCGTGCCGGTCATCCTCTGCCACCAATACGTTCTTCTTCCCGTGGGCTTGCGCGATGTCCCGAGCCGCCGCTTCATCGTAGACCTGAATGCTGCTTTTTCCGCCAAACCGCTTTTTCATTTCCGGTGTGCGGGCCAGTACGGTATATGACTTTTGACTTTTGCTCATAGCATATCCAGCAGGTTTACCCTTTCGTAGATTTCAAGGTGCCCGCCCACTGTGGCGTTGTAAATAGGCACAGGGCAGGACCGTTTTGCGATCTCATGTTGAGATACCCATACATCCGTCTGGATCAGCCCGGTGTCTGTTGCCGAAAAGTGCGGCCCGGTCAGGTCGCAGCCCAGCAGCACGATCTCCGTTGCGCCGTCCAGCACAGCCACTTGCATGGCCGCCGTGATAATCGATGTATCGCAAATGACCGGCAGGTGCCAGTCAAGGTGTGCTTTTTTATGGGGCGGGGGGTATTTGAAGTGCCGGCAGGTGGGCAGATACCGAACATGCCCGGCCAGCACCCCCACTTCCTCCTGCCATCCATCAGGGTACACGCATTCGTAACCCTGTTGCGTATGCCAGCGGCATTCGGCAAAAAACTCGACCGGGTCCACAGCGTAGGGCGGTTCTGTCCGCACATACACGCTGGGACGCCATACCACCCGGTCGTAAAGGTGGTGTATGCGGTTGGTGGCGTAGGTCCGCTGTCCGATCAATAACTCCAGCGGGGTTCTTAGCAGGCTTTCACCGTTGCCAATGACAAACGCTCTCATAAAGTGCATGGGCACGGGTGTTACCCCGTGCCCATGTTTTGCCTTTCTCTAGGTGGCCGGGTCCGACCAATAACCATCCACGGTTACGATCTGTCCGTCTTTGATGGTCTGGTAGGGTGCGCAGTGATCGCCGGGGTGCCCGTGCAGGAGTGTGCATTTCAGCGGGCCCGCCATCAGGGGAACGCCTCCCAATGTAGCCGGAATGAAATGTTTGTTCTCTGCCGTGCAGACCGGCACAACCACACTTTCCACTTCCACAGGTTCAGCTTTGAGCTTCGCCATCCATCACCTACGAAATGGTGGGGGTGTGGGTTTCAGCAGCGAGGCGCACTTCCGCGAAGTACTTGCTGCTCGATCCCGAGTAGGTGATCTTGACCGAGTTACCCACCTTCTCCGAGTTGGTGGAGAAGGCAATGCTGGTCGCGCCGGTATTGTTGGCGGCGATGAGTTTGCCCGAGGGGGCCGTGATGGTCACGGTCTGGGCAGCTTCCACGCGAAACTCGGTTGACCAGCCATCCCACACGTCCGCAATGGCCGGCAGGGTAAAGGTCACAGCGCCAGCCGCGCCGGCATTGTTCAACACAATGTCATGGTCACGCGGGGTCAGGCTGTACGAGGCGGTCTTGGCGACCGACTTTTTGAATGAGGTATAGGGTCCTGAGTTCATGGTTACTCCTGTTAGGCGTCAACGCTCGAGGAAAATTCGCCGCGAATGAGCCAGCTTTCAACCCAGCGCCCGTAACCACCGTAGAACTTCCAGCCCAAAGTCTGGAACTGTTCGAGGCGGCCCGTCAGGTTGGGGCCAACAACTGCGCCGTATTCGCCGGTGCCGGCGTCATAGGCCTTTGCAATGGACATGGGGCCACCGAACACAACCGGGTAAACGCTGTCCGCGTTGCTGACGGTCGCGCCAGTGGCATGATCGAAGCGCAGGCCGCCGTTCGCACCTTCGCCCACGATGGTTACTGTGGTGCCGGAGCTGTAGCTGTCCGACACGTACACAAACTCGTTGTCCACCTGGTGGGTGTTGCCGGTTTCAATGGTGCCGATCATCAGGCGTTGGCCGGCGGTCACATTGGTAGCCGAGGACACCACAATGCTGGTCGCAAGGGCGCTCACAGCGCCGTTCAAGGTCGTGCTAACTGCCGAAGCATTGGCAGCGCCAGCCGCGCCAAACACCTTGGCCCATGGGTCCACGATGAGTTTGAAGTCGGCGTAAGAGCCAAGTTCCTGGTTGAACAAAGATTCCTTGTCCTGATAGATCAATGCGTTGACGACATTTCCGCCCGCCAGCAGGTCAAGATAGGCATCCGGGTGCATGATCGCCATATACTGGTTCCGGCCATTGCCGATAAAAGGCGGGGATTTGAGGACCTTGAGGCGGTTGGCTGCTTTGAGCATTTGGCTGTCGGTCAGGCGGTGGGTGGTGGTGCCGGCGTCCAGTGAGGAGCGGGCAGCCGGGCGGAAGGCCAGATTGCCTTGCAGCGCCGTGTCACGCGCCAAAACTTCCACCGATTCCATCTGGTTCTTCCCGATGATCTCCATACGTTTGGCGGCGTAATTGGTAAACACGTTGAGGTCAACCACTTCCGCCAATTCCAGGGCTTCACCACGGGATGTCGGTGAAATGGTGGCGGTCGCGTCGCGCAACGTCTGGGGGCTTACATCGGCGGTCGTGGAGATCGCCGTGGTGCCAGGGAGCATGTCGCTGAGAAATTCCACTTGCACAGTGGTCCCGAGACGGGCAGCGGTTTCAACGCCTTGTTTTTCTACCGGCTGGGCCAATTGGTCATACAGCCGGGAGAGCATGGCCGCTTCGAGATAGATACTC